TTAAGGGGGATAAAACGAAATGTGTAAATTAGCACTGACCCCTAAATCAGAGTAACGACCTAATATAGATAGAGTTAGATAGAAATGGAGGGAGGACAGGATGAAAAACGAAATGTGACATTCACCTAACATTCATGTAACATTCAATGAGCATTTGAAGGGTGTTCAAAGGGATAATGTAACATAGGAGGCGATAAGAGGGCTTTTTAAGGGGTTGGATGGGTACTTTATCACCCATTATCGTGCAAACGGCTCCTGAAGGCTCCTATCGCCTTCTATTGGCTTCATGGAGGGCTTCTTCCCTGGTTTGACAACTGTTCGATGGGGAGAGACAAACGGAGAAAAACAGAGAATATCAGAGAAAAACGGAGAAAAAAAGAGATTGCTTTTTATAGTGGTTAACTTCCAAATAATAAATATTTAGAAGATTTCTTTTATTTTATTCTTCCATATAATTATTATTTAGTATCTTTGCAGCCGAATAAAGAATAGAATATACGACAAAATTATAAAGCTATGACGAAGGTAATACATGTACACCTGCTTGCAGGTAGGAAGAACTACTATTTTGGCTCTATATCGGCCATATTTGACGTTTTAACGCCCGATCAGATAGGCTATACTAAGAACAGCCTGTTGCATGCAGGATTGAGCGATGGAGGCTGTTTAATCAATGGTAAATCAATGATTATTCAGAGCCATTTGATACGTTCTGTAGGCAAAGAATAAAACGGCTAAAACGCTTATTTAAAAGCACTTAAACGGCTTGTAGGCTATTTTTGAATAGTTTGCAAGCCGTTTTTGGTACAGTACATAATAGAAAAGATGAATTTAAAGGTGAGAAAATGGTTAGGAAGGACACTAGGAAGGACATTAGGAAGGACAAAATAATGTTTTGAAAAACGAAAAATTCAGTTAGGAAGGACGTTAGGAAGGACAAAAAACGATGTAAAAATATTGTTTCTGTTATATAAAACGGCATAAATTATGTGTAATATTTGTTGTTTTTTAGCTTTTTGAACACCAAAAAACTTACTTTTCTCCAATATTTGGGGGGTAAAAAACAAGTGAAAGTCCTGTTTTCTAAGGACTTCCACATATATATATATAATAGAAACACATTTTAGAAGAAACGACGTATGCAGCCGACAACTTCAAAGACTTGACGTATGCGTGTTACATCAAATTCCTGTTCGTCGAATTCAGTTTTATTTATAGGCACAAACTTTAGTTTACCGGGTGTTGAAGACTTCCTTATAATTTTCACCGTTCTGAATGTATCCAAGACAACCGCATACATCTCTCCATATTGAATGTCATCAATAGAGCATTTGTGTAATGCGATAATATCTCCATGCGATATAGTTGGTTCCATGGATTTTCCTGTTATGTTACACCACAGTTCAGCACGGGGACAAATATTAGAAACAATATTCAAAGTAGGAACAGTACTTTGGTCATTTTCTTGCAAATCAAAACCACCAAGAAAGTCCACATCATAATACGGAGTACCTTCTTGCGGATCCATACTAATTGTTGAAACTTCTTCTCCTTTTAGCATATTACCTTTACCTGTTAACAGCCATTCTGAGGATAAATCAGAATACACATTTAGAATATTTTCTAATTTATCAGTACCTATGGCCCCATTATTCTTAATAGCCTTACTAAATGACGCATTAGACATGCCAACGCTCTTTTCAAAGGCTGAAATACTTATACCTTTTGCATCAATATATAACTTAATTCTATCTAGTATCATATTAAAATAGTTTAAAATCTAACAAATATTGCATCAAAATAGAAAATAATCTAATTTTTATTTTGCTAGTATTAGAAAATATTCTATCTTTGCAGCGTGTTTGTTAATTGAACACGCCGCCAAAGATACAAAATATTGGCGAGATACGGATAGAATATTAAGATTTTAACATAAAGAAGATATGAATAAACGAATAATTGTAGAACGAGGTGTAGGCAAGAAGATTGCTTCCCTCATGGGTATAACAACAGAAATGGTTAGCAAATCGCTCAACTATAAGAAGGATTCCCATCTGGCAAGAAAGGTGAGATACATGGCCATTAAGGATTTTGGTGGAGAAATAGTTGGTGATAAGTAGAATATTAAAAGGATGGAATTATGAAAGAGGCATTGAACATGATATTCGGCAAGGAATGGAAATGGTTCCTGAACCTTGCTCCTCAAATGAAGCTTAGACTCATCTGGTTTGTGGTTAGCTTCTGTTTAGCTTGTGCGCTTTCCATTGAAAGCAGCAGCGTTTTAAGTGTAATAGCCGTGGCTATAAACTTTTGTGCCAGCAGCATCGCTTTAAGAGGTGTTCCTGGTGATGGACTTGAAGAATAAGGATTGACTATCCAAAGATAAATAAATTCAATAAGGAATGGAGTATTACAATAAAATATTGTGTGTTACCTTCGAGGAGTTGGCTGGTGGTGACGAACCAGTCATCAAAGGAGATACTCTTATTAAGAATGTTGGCCGTGGCAATATCCAATGTGCTCGACAAGCTAGAGGTGAAGGTAACTATGCTCTGTATGTGTACGCCTCCCTTCCCAAGAAGTACAGAATGAGATTTGAGGAAAAATATGGAGATCCGAATGAAATCCTGGAACGTCAGGAACTGAAGGACTTCATGCAGGTGGATGAGGAAGCCCGTAGGTTTTATGAAGCGTTTGAATATGATTTGAACGGTGTTCAAACGAGGCTTTCACAGAAGCTGATAGACGAATATACTCAGAATGCCAGTGTGCTGAAAATGCTCCAGGAGCGAATGAACGAGCTTCAAGCTACGACACACGCCCTGGGTGGAGGAAGAAGAAACGACCTTTGGGGCATCGTCTTCAAGCAAAGCGAGAAACTGAGGGAGAACTTCGGTCACACCCTTCCCAAGAACCTTGCCAGGCTCAAGGTGAAGATGAGTACCTTCAAGAAGGAGGGCTATCCATCGCTGATAAGCGGCAAGATTGGCAACAAGAACACCTTGAAGATAACCGAGGAAGCTGGCAGAAGGCTCATTGCTCTGAAAAGAAGCAGGGTTCCTGTGCTGAACGACTCGCAGATCTTCGAGCGATTCAATGAGGAGTGTGAGAGCCGTGGATGGAAGCCTCTGAAAAGCATCAGCGGCATGAAGGCGTGGTTTAACAGTGCAGCCATTCAGCCATTGTGGTATGATGCCGTATTCGGTGAGCATAAATCACACCAGCTGTTTGACCGCAGACACAAAACAGAACTTCCTCAGATGAGGGATGCACTCTGGTATGGTGACGGTACGAAGCTGAACCTCTACTACAAGGATGAGGACGGCAAGGTAAGAACCACCAGCGTATATGAGGTAATAGACGCTTACTCTGAATGCCTCCTTGGTTTCTGCATCAGCGACAGCGAGGACTATGAAGCCCAATATCTGAGTTACCGAATGGCCATCCAGGTGAGCGGACACAAGCCCTACGAAATCGTATATGATAACCAGGGTGGTCATAAGAAACTGGAGAACCAGGAGTTCTTCAGGAAGCTCTGCCACATTCATCGTACCACGACCCCATACAATGGAGCCAGCAAGACGATTGAGAACCTCTTCTACAGATTGCAGAGCCAGGTACTTCACCAGGAATGGAACTTCACCGGACAGAACGTTACCACCAAGAAGGACATCAGCCATCCGAACCTGGAGTTCATCGAGGCAAACAGGGCGAACCTTCCAACGCTCCAGGAACTGAAAGCTCTGTATGTAGAGTTCAGAAAGAAATGGAACGAAATGGCACATCCTGCCACGGGTGAGAGAAGAATCGACATGTATGAAAAGAGCGTGAATCCGGAGACACCAGCGGTGACACCGAATGACATGGTGGAAATGTTCTGGATTCAATGCGACCGCATGAGCACCTTCACATCCAGCGGAATCGAGATAACCGTCAAGGGCAAGAAACGAACCTACGAGGTGATGAGTGAACCAGGAGTGCCGGACATTGAATGGAGAAGGAAGCACACCTATCAGAAGTTCGTAGTTAAATATGATCCATACGACTTCACAAGCATCCGACTCTACTGGAAAGATAAGGCTGGAGAACTGAGATTCGAGCGAGTGGCGGAACCTTACCTCGTTATCCATCGAGCCAAGCAGGAACAGACCAAGGAAGAGGCACTCTTCATCAGGCAGCAGCGTGAGGCAACCGAACAGAGCCGTGTTGAGAGACAGGTGGAGGCTAGGAAGCTGGAGTTTGACGAAGGTGTTGCACCCGAGCAGCATGGTTTGCGCACTCCTGACCTGAAGGGAATGAGCAAGGAAATGCAGAGACAGATAGACCGACGTGTACGCAAGTACAGAGGTCAGCCGGAGGAGTTGAGCATCGGCAAGGTTACCAAGAAGATAAGCAACATGGACTGGAGCCAGGAGTGCAAGTTTATGGAGTTTGACGATGTGAAGACCCTTGGAAAGACATAACAAACATTTTAAAATAAAGAAAGGAACTGAATCATGGAGTTAACAAACGATGACAAACAACAGATAGCGAACAGACTGAGATTGTATGTTGCCAAGTTCGCAAGCCAGAACAAGGCCGTGGCAAGTATGAAGGGCACGAGTGCCGGAACCGTGAGCAACATCCTCAACGGCAAGTGGGACAACATCAGCGAGGACATGTGGCGCAAGGTGAGTGACCAGGTGGGACTGGTGAACGGCAGCGAGAAGGACTGGCAGGTGGTGGAGACACACGCCTTTCACGAGATTACCATCGCCCTGAAGGATGCACAGACCTTCAAGAACGTGACCTGGGTTGTGGGTGAAGCCGGATGCGGCAAGACCACCACGGCAAGAATCTTCGGTGAAGAGAACCGTGAGGTATATTACATCCTCTGTTCTGAAGACCTGCACAAGGGTGACTTCGTAAGAGAGATAGCCCACAAGATGGGTATCAGAACCGACGGGTTCACGGTGAGAGAGCTTTGGATTACCATCCAGAACGAGCTGATCAAGATGGATGCTCCACTGCTGGTGTTTGATGAAGCGGACAAACTCATAGAGAGTGTCTTCCAGTACTTCATCAGCCTCTACAACAAGATTGAGGACAAATGTGGCGTGGTGTTCCTCTCCACTGACTACATCAAGACACGCATTGACCGTGGCCTCAGATGCAAGAAACGTGGCTACAAGGAGTTCTACAGCCGCATTGGAAGGAAGTACTTCGAACTGGATGATACCACGCCACACGATGTTTATGCCATCTGTGTGGCCAACGGACTGACCGACGAGAAGGACATCAACGAGGTGATTGCAGAATCGAACTCCTGTGAGTACGACTTGCGAAGAGTGAAGAAGAGCATTCATAGAATCAAGAGAATTAAAGCTATCAGAAAATGACAAGAGCATTGACGGTGAAGGAAGTGTTGAAGCAGAAGAAGAAAACATTTGCCTTCAAGGGAAAATGGAAGGATGCCTTCGGTGAACCGGAACGTACAGGAGTCTGGTTCATCTGGGGCAAGAGTGGAAATGGAAAGACAAGCTTTGTGATGCAGCTCTGCAAGCAGCTCTGTGAGTTTGACCGTGTGGCATACAACAGCCTGGAGGAAGGTGACTCGCTGACCATGCAGAACACCTTGAAGCGATATGGCATGAACGAGGTTAACAAATCGTTCTACCTGCTGAACGGTGAGAACATGAGGGAGCTGAGTGACCGACTGGATAAGCGCAAGAGCGTGAACATCGTGGTGATAGACTCCTTCCAGTACACACAGATGAACTACAAGGAGTATATCCGTTTCAAGGAGGCTCACAAGGACAAACTCATCATCTTCATCAGTCATGCTGCCGGAACCGCCCCACGAGGCAGTGCTGCTCAGAGCGTGATGTATGATGCCACCCTGAAGATATGGGTGGAGGGTTTCAAGGCTTTCTCAAAAGGTCGCTTCATCGGAGAGAAGGGTAATTATACCATCTGGGAGGAAGGAGCCAACAAATATTGGGGTGAGGAATAAAAAGGAATGAAAAGGAATGGAAAAGGAATATAAAGAAGGCGATACCATCTATATCCTGATGGAAGCTATCATAGCAAGCACCCTGATGGATGATTGGGTAAACCATAACTACAGCTGTGACATGCTCGTTCACCGTTCGAAGAAGCATCCAGGGTGCATTGTCGTCGAGACAAAGAACCTCTTGTGGGCGAACAGAATCATCAAGTGGTATCAATACAAGGAAGTAACTTATCAAACCAAATGAGACATGGACGAAGTTATCAATAAGATCATGGAGTTCATCAGGAAGAATACTGAGGACTTCACCTATATGGACCAGCAGCTGATTTATGATGATCTGGCCGGCAAGCTGTCAGACATGTCGGTTGATGCGTTGAAAAACGAGTATTTAAACAATAATTTAATGGAAACAGAAAATGAGTAGAGTTAGAAGAATGATTGAGTTGAAGCCAGACATGAATGGCGAGACTCGTGAGACATTGGTGAGTGTGGGTCATCGCTGTGAGTACTGTCAGGGCAACGGCTGGTACTGGGGAGCTGATGACATGGGGCAAGGTATCAAGGTTACCTGCCCGAAGTGTAAAGGCAAGGGTGAACTTGATGCAGTCATCAACATTACCTGGAAGCCAACCTGTAAAGATTAGGGCTTATGGAACAGCAAGTGACTAATTTCGCACGGTTCTACTCCATCTTGAAGCGTGTACCGAAAATCGGTGACGATGAGTTCTTCAAGAAAGAAATGGTTTACATAGCCACCGGAGGCAGAACAGAGAGTTTGAAGGAAATCACACGAAAAGAGTATGATGACCTTTGCAACCTCCTGGAGAAGCGTTTCCCTGAAAAGAGAGACATCTATGTGGAGCAGCGCAGAAAGAAGCGCAGTTCCTGCCTGAAGCTCTTGCAGAAGATTGGGGTTGACACCACCAGCTGGCCAGCCATCAACGACTACTGCAAGAGTCCGAAGATAGCAGGTAAGGTGTTTGCAGAACTTGACATCGAGGAATTGCAGCAGCTATCCAAGAAACTGAGATTGATTCTTAAAAAGAAAGAAGAATAACTATTAATTTTTATAAGATTATGAATACAGAAGAATTTTTGAACGGCCTCAGTGCCGAGCAGCAGGAGGAACTCCTGAAGACGTTGGCTGCCAAGAAGCAGCAGAGTGAACTTGACAAGCGCAATGCCTATGAGGGCATCCGTGACAACTTTGCCAAGAGCGTGAAAGACAAGGTGGTGGAACTCTCATTGAGAGTGAAGGATTTCCGTGACTGGCTCGACAAGGAGGGCGAGGGCTTCAAGGAGGTGATGGCCGAGTATGGCAAGCTTCGCAACAAGGACCAGCGTGGCTACACCCTCGTGGTGGGTGACTTCAAGTTTGAGGTGAAGAGCCAGGATGTGAAGGGATTCGACGAGCGTGCCGAACTGGCTGCCCAGAGACTGATGGATTTCCTTGGTGCTTACATCGAGAAGAGCGAGAAGGGCAAGGATGATCCGATGTACCAGCTCTGCATGAACCTGCTTGAGCGCAACCGCAATGGTAAGCTCAACTATACGAGTATCAGCAAGCTCTATCAGCTGGAAGGCAAGTTCAACGATGAGGAATACACCAGCATCATGAACCTGTTCCGTGAGAGCAACGTAGCCAAGGAGACGGTGGTAAGCTATTACTTCAGCATCCGTGGTGAAGATGGCGTTTGGCGCAAGATTGAACCATCTTTCTGCCGCTTGTAGCAGAAGTGTTTAATTATTAAACAGAAAATGAGGCATCCTGAAAAGAATGCCTCTTTTTTTATGCCCATATTTGGAATATTTTTGTTATTTTTGCAGCCATGGCAAAGGGAAGAGACAAAGAACTGGTCAATACCAGGAACATCCGTATTTATGAGCGTTACTATTTCTGGACTGAGGTGAAGAGGCTTCGCTTCGATGACGCTTTGAAGAGATTGAGCACTGAAGAGTTCTTTCTCTCGGAAAGCCGTATCATGCAGATCATACGGGATATGATCCAGGCAGGTGTAACCGTGGATGGAAAGCGAATAGAAAAGCCTCTGTTCACTGGCTTCAAGCTGAAGCCACGTTCTAAAGCTTCTTCACAGAAACCGTCACCTTACGAGGAGGGGCAACTGTTTGGGTGTCCTTGATGATGTCGGTCGCCACCACCGAATAGACCATTTCATAAACCTTGATGCCATGGTTGGCGGTGTAGAACTTGGATGTTTCCCTCACAAGTGCACCATCCTCCTTTGGACGGTAGCCCTGCAAGAGTCGGTGAAGTTCCTCCACCATGGCAGACCTTTCCTTGATGGCATCCATCGTTCCGCTGTTATAGTGGGTGTCATCGTAGCAGTCGATGAGCAGCTGGACGTTCACCTTGACGGTTCCCTTCTGGCTTTTTCCCTCCAAGTTGCTCCATGATGCTTCCTGAAGGTCGATGAGCACAGCCGGATAGGTCAAGGGGTACATGTCGGTCTCGCTCTGGTCGATGTTCTCCAGCTGGCCGTAGTTTTCATCAACGAGGGAAAGACCAGGCATTCCCTCCTTGACATGATCAATGATTTGATAAAGAAATAATTCCATCTTTTATTTTCTCCAATGATTCGTTAATAGTTTTGTTAACTTTCACTTGCAGTTCCCTGGAATCTCCCATGAACTGACGCTGTGGAATGTGCGCCTTCACCGTGATTTTCGTTTTCCGTGTGAGGGCAAGGCACTTCCACAAGCGTGCCTCTTCCGGGAGTTCCTTGGGGAACGATCCTTTCCCGTTGATGCCAGCAAGCGAGTAAGCCATGTGCCAGGCATAGCGTCTCATCTTGGGTGATACGGTTGGGTGCGTGGTGATGTCTCCACCATCATTGTGGATGGAGGCGTATGGGACTGGATTTTCTATTGTGACTTCACCGACACCGGGCTTGCTCTGGATGGAACTCATCAGATGGTTTCTTCTGGAAGTAAGCGGACCATACTTGGCATCAGGACCACCCTGCTTCTGTCTGAGGGTTCTTTTCCATGGATGCAGACCATCATCAAGCCAGCCACCATCACGGAAATTCTGCTTGAAATGGTTGACTGCAATCACTCCCACTTTGCGAGGGAGGCGGTCATTCACCTCCCTCATTATGTCATCTTTGGCCTTTTCAACCAGTTTTTCTATGTTTTTTGCATCCATAATGAATCTTTTTTCTGTTTTTGTTTGGAGTTTAAGAAAAATGTTGTATCTTTGCAGTGGTTGGAGCCGTACTCTCATTTTGAGACATGCGACTCTAACCTCCGAGCGGGGCTTTTGCCCCGTTTTTTCATTTCATATATTTGCTATTGTAGAAATAGCATTTGTTTCCATGTTTCACGATAACAACCCTTTCTTTTGAAGATTGTCTCAAAAATCCCTTAACTGTGGAACTTATTGTTTTTCTTGAAACAAATGTTGGAATCTCCAATACAATATTGTCCGCCTGTTTCTTTGCCGATTTCATTCTGTTTAGAATGTCATTGTGGTGCTTCTTCTTGTCTGTGGACTTAACCACATCCATCATGCTCTTTCCATCAAACAACATTCCGCCAATGAAGAAATCAGGATTCTTTCTGTCAGGCACTCCTTTAGGAAGCAACGAAGAACGCAAATGTGCTTGTTTTGGATTGCCAGGATCAAGTCGTGGAAGCAAATAGACTTTTTTACCTATTTTGTTTGCAATGAATCCAGCAAGCCTCTTGTTCTCCTTTACTTCATTTTCGCCATGATATGGAGAAGTAAAGACTTTACCTTCATGTGAAACTTCGTATGTCTCAATAGCAGGTGGCAAAACATCGGTAGTCTTTTTCAAATCTTTGTGGGCAGCCTTCATAGCATTGTCTATTTTATCACATTCATAGCAATGTTTCTTTTCATTCCTGAAGAAAGTTCCCATCTTGTTTTTGAAGCCTTTGTTGAACGGGCATGAGCCACATCCTTTTGGGAAGTACGGGTGATTGTCGCTGAATGTGTGCCCATCCTTGCCCGGATTGTTCTCCAGACCTCTCTGAGGCTTTGTTGGCTCCATGTCCTTAAGACGGACCACGGGGTCATCGGTGGCTTCAAGCGAACACTTGCAGTTCCAACGGTCACCTGGGTGATGCTCATTCCAGAAAGGATCATCTACCGGGAGGGTGAGTTTCATCTTCCAATAGACCCTGTGGTTTCTCTCCGGCTCCTTCGAGGTGGTAGGCATCCATCTGAGGTTTGGAAGGATGTCCTTGTTTCTCTCGAACTCTCTCCAGTCGGCAGCAGCGTGCGCACGGATTACGGCCGTATCATACTCAGTCTTCAGCCAGGAACCCACCTGGTGGGAACTGATGGAGCGCACGTCTTCCACCCATTTGGAGAAAGGCTTCAGCTTGCCGTCGGCATCATAGAGCTTTGCGGCCATCTCCTTGCCCATGGTGTGAACCTTGAAGGCGGCAAACACCTCGTTGGAGTGTCTGAGTGCCCGGTAGAAGTCTTCCTCATGGGTTGGTGGGGTCTTTGCCTTGGCAAGACCTTCCACGGTTCCCTCGTTGATGACACGCAGCACCTCACGCCACATGGCTCCCTCTATTCCGTTTTCGGTATCGAAGCCCCGATAAATGGTTTTCAGGAACTGGGAGAGAATGTCTGCATTGAAGCGGATTGCACCATCCACGTTGTCGAAATGGTGGTGTCCGCACTGGCATTGATGGTCTCCATAATAAAGCGTATCAATCAGAAGTCGGTGTCCGCCCCGATAGCTGGGGCTACTCCGAAAAAACTCTTCAAGCGGTCTTTGAACGCCTTTTTATCAGTGTTTAAAGGCTTCTTTTTAGGGTCTTTTCCCTCATCGTCTGTCTTATCATCCTTGTCCTTGTCGCCACCACCTCCCTGGAGACTTTCACGCAAGGCTTGCTTCTGAACTTCGATGGCTTGCTTCTGTTGGTCGTAGTCCTTTGGCTTCTCGATGCCAAACGTCTCATAGAGCCAATCATCATCCATCGGCAGCCCCATTTCCTTCATCCCCTTCACGATGTTGAGCATGGACTGAGGCTCCGTCTTGTCCTTGTGGGCATAGACGAACTCACCACCCTCCACGTTGAAACCAAGGTTCTCGAAGATGGCCTTCATGTCATAGTTGAGGATGTCGAGCAGGAAATCACGGTCATCAGCGTTCATGTCATCCTCTTCCTCCTTGTGAACCGTTCCAAGGGCTTGCGTGCCAGTGTCCTTTGTGTCGGTGGTGAGGGTATTGCCCAGCACACGGATGGAAATCTTGCTGTCCCAATATTCCGCAAAGTTCTGGTAGAGGTCGGAAGAGCCAGTCTTGTTTCCTGCCTCTATCAGCTTCATCTCACTCTCATTCGGGTGGATGTACACGGCATTGCTACCTTGGTTTCTGGCATCGGCAATGATTTTCTTGCGAGCATCCTCGTCACCTGCATCATAGGTGTATTCACGGATGGGCATACCAAAGATGTTGCAGAACTTCGCCCAGTCGCTCATGTCGCCACGCTTGTAGAGCACGGCAGGAAGAAGTTCCGCAAAGATGCCCAATCCACGCTCAGTGCCGACAAAAAGGATATTGTCGAACTCTTCAATGTCGATGCCGTCCTGGTCGCCCTGGTGCTTCAAGAGTTTGTGGAAGACAGGATCATAGTGCTTTCGGTCTATGAGGTCATAGCGAATGTTACCATCATCATCCAAGTAGAACTGAACGAGGGTGAAGCCATAGAACTTCGACATGACAAGATCCCTTCGCAACTGTTTGAACCACGGTGAGCGAAGCTGGCGGCAAATATCCTCATCGGGCTTGCCGTCTCGCTGGAACTCAATGGGAATCTGTGTGACACCTCGAAGTCGCTTGTCGAGCACACCTGATAGATGGAGGTCAAGCTGGGCTGACTCATACATGTCAAACAACTTGACGCGGTACGAGAAATCCACACTTTTGGCACTCCTTACGGATTCCATGTAGTCCTTCATGTTGAACATGAAAAGCTCAGGCATCTGTAGGAACACGTCTGGAGGGCGGTTTCCCTCTACTTTTCTGAAACCACCCTGAACTATCTTGTTGGAACTACCACCATTTGGCTTGTATCCCAGTCTCTTCTTAAATTTCTTCATATCAATTCTTGTTTATAAAAGTGTCGGTCTTATCTCATCTGCCAAGATTTGCCATCTGGAATTGTCTGCAACTTGCTCATCGGGCAACTTGGGAGCACCGTCGATGGTGATGTCTCCCTTCATCACTCCCTTCAACCACTCAATGGCACGGTCATAGCGGTCTTGCCGTATCTTTGCCAGCTTGTAAGGGTTGTGCTGACAGAAGATGTGATAGACAGTGATGTCGATGGCAAACATCAGGATAAGAGGGTTTCTTGCCTCGCCTTCAGCTGAGAAGATCTTGTCACAGTCGTATGTCTTGTTAAGGTAGCCTCTCATTTCAGAGATGGCCCTGTCCTCGCAAATCTCAATGATTTGTGGGTCGTATGTCGTGGACTCCTTGCGAAGGAGGGAGTCCAGAATCTCACGATGTATGGTTGCATCGTAGTCCGAAGTATTGATAAAATTTGCCATAGTTACATTCTATATGGGTTGTCCTCGTTTAATTCCTCGTATGATATGGTGACGGTCGGCTCCATTTCCACCACCTTGTTTTCAAGAATGGTGATTCCACCCTCTATGCAGTCGGGACCGTCGGCATTGTATGGAAGGTGCATTTCGAAGAGCTTGAACTGGTTGATGAGTTCCTGCATGTGTGGGTTGTCACGTTCTTCCTCGTTGAATACCCATTCGCAGTTTCTGTCAATCGGCTCCAGGTTCGCCTCTATTCGGGTCGCCTTGTCAGTCTTCTTGCGCTCATCGCCCTTGATGTACAGCTGTTTGTTCCTGTGATTGCATTCCTCACGCAGCAGGGGCTTGAATACCTGGTTGAAGAAAGGGTCTTGCAGCTTGTTGTTCTCCATGTAGTAATACACGTTGGTCTTCCCTCCCACATACTCCATAATGTCGAAATACCAACCTATGAAGGTGGCATTGAGTTCCCTGGCAAGGAATCCCTTGATGATGTAATACACACCCTTGTGCTTGCCGATGAGCCACAAGGCCTTGGTGGAACTTGCCTTTTTCTTCGAGTCGGAATAGGCAGGGTCGCCATAGGCTATGAGAAACTTGAACTTTTTGAGCGGTGGAACCTTGCCGAATGGCAGGTACTTGAATATGGTTCCCTCGCTCACAGGATTGTTGAAGTACTCAGCTTGTGCGCTCTTGGTTGAGATGTTGGACAGAACGGTGTCGATTTGTTCCTCTGTGTTCTTGGCTGGCCAGGTTGAGTGTCCATCCTTGTCACGTATGTTCACGATGTCCCAGTGTCTTGCCTTGGCTCCAGCCTTCTTGATGCAACAGTCCTTGGCTATGATGTTTCCACACCACAGAATCAAGGTAGGCTCAGAGATGGAACGTGTAGGATAAAGCGAGGCCTCGAACCAGTCCCATTTCTTTTTTAGCGTCTCTGGGTTTCTGCAATCCTCATCCGTGTCGTAGTCATCCATGTAGATGACATCGGGGCGAACTTCCTCATTTCGAGCACCACGAGGGGCAGAGCCGGCACCCAAGGCTACGAACTTTGCACCACACTTGGCGGTGAACTCACCATCTGTCCACTGACCAAGCGTCACCTGGGAGCCATAGAACTGACGGATTCGGGGATTTGACTCAAAGTTAATCTTGTAAGGTGCAAGGAGACGCTTGGCAGAGTCAATGGTGGCAGATGCCAGGACAAAGAACCTCTTGCGCTTGGTCAGTGCAAGGTACATGCAGATAAACATCGCCACGGTAGATTTGGCAAGCTCACGGCTCCAAGACAGCACCTCATACCATTCATCATGCTCGATGACACGCTTGATGGCACGCACGTGGAAAGGCGCAAACTCATACTTGGCATACTTGGGAAAGAAGTACTTGATCCATTTGATTGGGTCTTCCTCCAGTTTCTTTCTCTTCTTGTCGATTTCACTCTGTGAGAGCCAGTCTTCCACAGGTACATCGGCAGCCAGTGCCTTGTGGTGTTCTGCCCACCTTTGCAGGGCATTTCTTTCTTCTTGTGTCATTTCAACTGATCTTTAATGAATAAATCCCAAAGCTCGTTGTACTCCTTGGCCTTTTCTATGTCAATGGAGCGAAGCCAGTTGGTAAACTTGATGCCCACGTTCACTATGTCTGTGATTCCTGCCTCATTCTGTAATTTCTTGATGGCAGAAGACAGCTTGACAATGGTGTCTGCCTCCTTGGCCGTCAAAGCACGCTGTCCTTCAGGACGTGCATTCGCCCCATCCTGTATGTCACTGATTTGCTTGATCATGCCAGCAATGATTTGCTCCGTGGAGATAGTTATGGAGACACGCAGCTCTTCCCATTTCCCTTCCCTGATCCATCGGGAGACCGTCTGCCTGGTGATTCCCACCTTTTCAGCGATTTCTTCCTGTGTGCATCGGCTTTTGATGAACAAATCCTTGGCAATGCTCTTCTTGTCTATGTTACTTTTTACCATATTTATATAGTTTTGATTCTGCAAAGTTCTAAAGAAATCCGCAAAAAAAGAAATCGTGATTTTATGGTAGCGTCCACGAACACCACCGTAGCGTCCATGGACACCACCATAAAACCACGATTTGGACAACTCGAAAAAAGTCCCGATATTTGCAAAAAATTTCAACGCATGAAACAGAAATTTCGCAATATAATAAAAGGTGATGGCAAGGCTATCATCATGCTTTATGGAGAAGTCGGTGAAGGGCGTTCCGTAGATAGCAACCGTGTGGTGAGCGAGCTTTTCGCATTGAGTGACCAGGGCTGCAAGATCGAAGTGCGCATAAACAGCCAGGGTGGAGATGTTTTCAGCGGCATGGCCATCTACAACGCCCTCCGACAATCCAAGGAAGACATCACCATATATATAGACGGTGTGGCAGCGAGCATCGCAGGAATCATCGCCCTTTGCGGCAAGCCTCTCTACATGAGTCCATACGCCAAGCTGATGCTCCACAACGTGAGCGGTGGCACATACGGCAACGCCAAGGAGCTTCGACAAATGGCAGACCAGATGGAAGTGCTACAGTCAAACCTCGCCACCATGATAGCTGGTCGCCTCGGCATGGAGGAAGACAACGTGGCAAAGAAATACTTCGATGGGCAGGATCACTGGATAACTGCTAACGAGGCACTTGACATGAAGCTCGTGGATGGAATCTACACAATGGATGAGGTAGCCAACCCACCGACAACGACAGAAGGCATTTACAACTATTTTAATAATCGGTTTGACTTCAAACCACAAAACAATGAAGAAATGGCATTAATAGATGACATCAAGACGATTCCAAGCTTTGAGGACAAAGCGGATTCGAGTGCCGTCCTGGCACACATCAAAGAACTGGAGAACAAGGCAGCCAAGGTGGCCATCCTCGAAAAAACGGTGAATACCTACAAGAATGAGCTTGAAAAGGCTCACAAAGAGCAAGATGATGCTCTCATCAATGAGGCGGTCAAGGCTGGCAAAATTAGCAATGAGCAGGTGGAGCCCTTCAAAAACCTCTTGAAGAGCGACCGTGAGAACACCATCAAGCTCATCGGTGGCATGAAGGGACGTGCAAGCAACCGTGCCATGGCTTTCATCAACCCAGACACACCATCAGGTGGCTCGTTCGCCAACAAGACATGGGATGAGATTGACAAGGAAAACAACCTTGCCCAGTTGAAGAACCAAGACCCTGCACTTTTCAAGAACCTCTACAAGCAGAAGTTCGGTGTGGACTACAATGAGTAATAACTTTTAATTTTATAGAAAATGGCATTAAACAGAGAAATTTGGATCAATACCATCACTGAGAATTTCTATCCAGACAATTCCTTCATGGCGAAAAGTATTGACGATTCCGCATTCGTGAACAACAAGACCGTTCACATCCCTAATGCTGGCAAGCCTTCGAGCGTTGTCATCAACCGCAGCGAGAAACCAGCGAAGATCAAGGAACGTGAGGACAACGAACTCACCTACAACATTGATGAGCTGACAACAGACCCTATCCACATCTCCAATGTGGACACGGTGGAACTCTCCTACGACAAACGCAACAGCGTTCTTTCCAACGACCGCAAGCAGTTGCAAAAGGCAGCAGCACAGAACTTGCTCTACAAGTGGGCAGGTAGCTTGAAGACAAAGTTTTTCACAGCTGGTGAGGCTCGTGAAGCCCACACCTCAGCGACTGCCTCTGGCAATCGTAAAAAAATCACCAAGGCTGTAGTGATGAAAGTATTCGTAAGGTTCAATATGGATGACGTGCCAGCAGATGGTCGTTTCATGTTGCTTGATGCAGCCATGTATGCGGATTTGCTTGACGACCTGACAGACAAGGAACTCTCAGCCTTCCTCGCTTGTGCTGATGCTTCAAGGGGCGTTCTTGGCAAGTTGTATGGCTTTGAGATCATGCAACGTTCCCAGGTGCTTCGCACAACGGCAAATGGTGCAGCCATCTTGAAATGGGAAGAGGATGATGCTGACACTGAACTTGCAGCTGGTCTTGCCTGGCAGCAAGACTGTGTGAGCCGTGCCTTGGGTGACGTGAAGATGTTCGATGATATGGGCAACCCAACCTATTATGGTGACATCTACTCATTCCTTGTGCGTACAGGTGGCTCACCACGTCGTTACGACGGCAAGGGTATCGCAGCCATCATTGAGAGCAACGCAGCCTAAAAGGTTAAATCGTAAAATTAGACTCTATGATATTACCAAGAGTAAAAATTCAGTTCCTCAATGGCCAGTTGGGAACCGTCGGTGAGAGTGCCGACGGACTCCTGGCCCTCATTTGCGGTGCGGCAGCCGTAGCAGGAACCTTTGTGCTTAACACAGCCTATACCATCACAAGCATGGATGACCTTGCCGAGCTTGGAGTCACAGCGACAAATAACGCAGCCCTCTATAAGCAGGTGTCCGAGTTCTACGATGAGGCAGGAACAGGCACGAAGTTGATTCTTTATCCTGTCAACCCAAGCACATCAGCGACCAATATGTGTGACTACACAAAGACAGACGCAGGATATGCGAGGGACTTGATCACAAAGCAGAACGGCAATTTGAGGGGCATTGGCATCGCCAACATCAACACTGGTGCATCTGGCACGAGCATCAATGGTATTGACCCTGATGTCTTCACGGCCATGCCAAAGGCACAGCAGCTGGCAGAATGGGCGACCACCGAGCTTTACGCCCCTTTGTTCTTCATCCTCGAAGGTCGCAACTTTGACCCATCGAAGGAATTGAAGGACATGACCAAGGAAAAGTATGACCGTGTGGGCATTGCCATCGGTGACACCGTGGCATCCTCCAAGGGAGCGACCATCGGCACGTGGCTTGGGCGCATTGCCAAGAGTCCAGTGCAGCGCAACATTGGCCGTGTGAAGGATGGCTCGCTTGCCCCATTGGAGATGTATGTGGGTTCCAAGAAAATTGATGATTCCGAGAGTACCATCAAGGCAATCTATGAAAAGGGCTACCTCGTGCCACGCAAGTATGTGGGACGCTCAGGCTACTTCTTTGCTGATGACAACCTGGCCTGTGATCCTACAGGTGACTATGCGCACATCGCCCACCGTCGGGTGATAGACAAGGCATATCGCCTGGCATACGACATCATGCTTGACATGCTCCTTGACGAGCTGGAAGTCAATGATGACGGCACGCTGCAAGTTGGAATCGTGAAAAGTTGGCAGCAGACCGTGGAAAACGGCATCAACAAAAAGATGACCGCCAATGGTGAGCTTTGCGCAAATTCCGATGGTGAGGGATGCCAGTGCTACATCGACGAAAAGCAAAATGTACTCAGTACCTCGAAGGTGCTTGTGACTCTGAAAGTGCGTCCATACGGATATGCCCGATACGTGGACGTGAATCTGGGATTCTTAGTAGAAACAAGTAACAGCTAAAGAATATGTTTAATTCAAAGGAATACGAGTGGGCCGACATCAACGTTGTCATGGCAGGTCGCCCTGTCACAGGATTCCGCTCCGTGAAATACTCATCGAAGCAGGAAAAGGAAGCCTTGTATGCCAAGGGCAACAAACCGCAAGGTGTGCAGCGAGGGAACAAGTCCTACGATGGCTCCATTGGACTGTTGCAAAGCGAGTATGAGGCACTGAGCCAGGCTTGCGGTGGCGACATCCTTGACGCTTCTTTCGACCTTGTGGTGTCTTATGGCAATGCCACGAAGGGTGATGTCATCGTGACAGACATCCTTGTGGGTGCAGAGTTCACTGAGGACAACACCGAGTGGAAGCAAGGTGATAAGTTCCAGGAAAAGGAACTTCCTTTCATCTTTGTGGATAAGAAGAAAGGATAGTGTTTGGACACCATTCAAATAACATTCAAATAATAGAAAAATGAAAATAGATAAGCAAAAAGTAGAAGAGTGGAAGAAACAGCATGGCGAAATCTTCCAGATAGAGACCCAAGGCAAAAGCTGTATTGTCCGCAAGCCAACACGCAAGGAATACAGCTATGTGTCAGTGGTGAAGAATCCTGTCAAGGCACAAGAAACCTTGCTCAACCAAATTTGGCTTGACGGTGATGAGGAAATCAAGACCAATGATGACCTTTTCTTCGCAGTGTGCTCACAACTTGAAGACGTATTGGCTATCAAGGAGGCTGACATAAAAAAGCTTTAGAGGATGCGGAAATAGATGATGTCGAGGCAAAGGACATTCTCTATATGAACACCTTGCTGAGATATAATCTATTCCTGGATCCTGATACGCTTTCAGATGAGGAATGGGCGTGGACTATCAGGTATTTAAAGGAAATCAAAGAAGCAGAGAATAAGACAGATGGCTAAAAGTGTACTTCAATTTCTTATCAAGTTGCAAGCCAACGAAGGCAATGTGCTGAGTGTGGCAAGAAGAACGTCTGAGCAGCTGGACAACATCACCAGAAAGGCGACCCTTGTAAAAAGTCGCCTCCAATCTGCCTTTTCGTTTTCTAACTTGAAAACCTCCCTGATGTCCCTCCCTGGCATGGATTTCCTGATGAATCCCTATACCCTTGCAAGTGCAGGTGTCGCAGCCATCTCGTCCATCGGTGCACAAGCCGAGCAAACGAGCGTGGCTTTTAAGACACTTGTGGGCAATGAGACGGCAGCAGCCAAGATGCTTGGAGACATTTACAACTTTGCAGCAAAGACTTCCTTTGAGCCTCTTGATCTGGAGAACAATGCCAAGCTGATGCTTGGATTCGGTGTAAGCGCACAGAAGGTGGTTCCATACCTGAAACAACTTGGCGACATTGCCATGGGCGACAAAGAGAAGCTTGGCGGTCTCTCACTTGTCTTTGGACAGGTGGCATCAGCAGGAAAGATGCAAGGGCAAGACTTGATGCAGTTCATCAATGCAGGTTTCAACCCTTTGAAGGAACTCCAAAAAATGACAGGTAAGACATACGCCGAGCTTCAAGACATGATGAGCAAGGGACAGATAGGCTTTGATGCGGTGGCAGCAGCCATCGCCCATGCCACAAGCGAGGGCGGTGCTTTCAACGGCATGAGCGACAAACTGAGCCAGACTGTCAGCGGAAAGTTCTCAACCATGATGGGAAACATCAGGCAAGCAGCCATCGGCATGTTCGATGCGATCAAGCCTGTTGTGCTTGGACTGATGGACATTGTTGGCGCATTGGTTCCACCGATAGCGTCCGCCCTTCAATTCCTTCTGTCCATCGTTGGCGGTGTCATCGGCTTCTTTATGAAGTGGAAGACGGAAATAGCCTATGTGGCTGTAGTAGCTGGTGTTGGAGCCATCGCCTTCAATGCTCAGGCAATAGCCCTATGGGGGCTTGTGGGCGTGATGAAAGTTGTGACAGCCGTCACCAAGGTTTGGCAAGGTGTACAGTGGCTTTTGAACATAGCCATGAACGCCAACCCAATCGGCCTTGTCATCACTGCCATCGCAGCCCTCGTTGCTGGTGTCGTATATTGTTGGAATAAGTTCGCTGGTTTTCGTGCTTTTCTCCTTACCATGTGGTCGGTCATCAAGGGACTTGGTGGAATCATCAAAGATTACCTTATAGACCGCTTCAAGACGTTCCTCAGTGGAATCGGCAAGGTGGGACAGGCATTGGCGAAGCTCTTCAATGGAGATTTCAGCGGTGCATGGTCGAGTGCAGTGGATGGTGTCAAGGACTTGACAGGAATCACCAGCACGACCAAGGCTTTCAAGGCTACCCAACAACTCGCTGGGGGCATCAAGCAAGATTTCGACAAGAACTATGCAAGGGAAAGTGCCAAGGACAGAAAGAAGCCTTCTGACCACAAGATTTCAAGCCCTTCCACCAAAGGAAGCCCAGCCTTCTCATTCGGCTCACCATCAAGTGACGGCAAGGGAGGCAAGGGAGGAAAAGGTGGACGTGGTGGGCATGGTGGCGGTAAGTCCACGGCCGAAGCCCTTGCCACTGGTGGGTCTCGAAGCTCGAACATCCACATCAGCATAGGCAAGTTCTTCGACACCATACAAGTAACAATGAACGACAAGACCGACACGGCAGACCTGGAGCGTATCGTGCTCCAGTGCATGAACCGTGCCCTGTCAATCGCAACAAGTACAGACCGATGAGCACAACAAACAGATTCATACTCCAAAACTTGGCCTTGCGAGCCATGGGACTCACCAAGGTTCCTCCTTATTGGTTGTTTCGAGAGAACAACTTCCATGGCGTGAACCTTGGCTACATGTCAGCGGCCAAGACCATTCCAGACAGTTCGGGCTTTGACGTGGAAACCATGTCGGATGCAGAGCTTGAAGACGTGGTTCGCACGAATGCGACAGGCGTGCCGATGGTCTTGCCCCTTCGATTCCAGCTTGAAGAATCTGGAGCGCAAGAGTGGCTTTTCCCCATGGAGCCAATGATCAGCGTCAATGGGCAGAACATACTTGTGAGGCGAAACGTCTCAAAGGGCAAAATCAGGGGAAGCATCAAGGAACGTTGGACGCAGGATGACTACAGCGTGAGAATCGAGGGCATCTTGATGGGCATGGATGGCAAGTACCCTGAGGCGGACGTGGCAAAGCTCAGAAGTTTCTGTGAGGCTGGTCACGTGAAGGCACTGAATCCATTGCTTGAGATATTCGGCATCAGCCAACTTGCCATCGAGAGTTGGGACATTCCCTTCACTTCTGGCACTATCAATCAAAACTACACCATACAGGCCTACAGTGATGACATCTACAAGTTGCTGTTGAGCCGTGACGACTTAAACGCATAGAATTATGTACACCATGGCATTTGACATCAGAATCGGCACATACAAGCTCTGTATGATTGACAAGGTGGAAATCCATCGTAGCGTGGAACTACTTGCGGACACGGCTGTCATTACTCTTCCAGCATCAGAGTACAACCATGCCCTCCAGGTCGAAGACAAGCTAAAGCGAGGCGACAAGGTGATAATCACCCTTGGCTACGAAGAGGCAGGACTTGAAACTGAGTTCGAAGGATGGCTTCAACGCATATCCACCGATGGAGGGAACGTCAAGCTATATTGCGAGGATGACATCTTTCTGTTCCGAAAGGACATGAAGAACGAAGTGCTTCAAAAGGTAGCCTTGAAGGATCTCCTTGCCAAGGTGGTCTCTGGGTGTGGTCTCTCATTCAAGGTGGAGTGCTCCTATTCCTGGACATACGGAAAGTTTGTCATCAACAACGCAACTGGCTACGATGTCTTGAAAAAGGTACAGGAGGAATGTGGGGCTGACATCTACCTACAGGATGAGACCTTGCACATACACCCTCCAGGCGAAAAGATGGGCGTGGAATGCTTCTATGACTTCGCCCTGAACGTGGAGGAAGACAACCTCACCTATCATCGTGCGGAAGACAAGAAAGTGCAAGTCATCGTGAAAGCCCTGATGCCAGACGGAACCGTCAAGGAAGTGGAGACTGGAGCAACTGGAGGCGACAAGATAGAAATCAAGTGTGCCACCAATGACGAACCCTCCATGAAGGCTCGTGGCGAGCTGGAGGTGAAACGTCGAAGCTTCGACGGCTACGAGGGAAGCATCACAGGATGGCTCATACCGGTTTGCCGTCCATCTGATAGCGTCACGCTCCATGATGCCGATTATCCCTACAAGAATGGCACTTACTTTGTGACAGCCGTTGACACCGAGTTTTCAAGTGCTGGTGGAAAAAGAAAGGTCAGTTTAGGATTTAGATTGAGTTGATTATGGATGAGTACAGACAACTACAGGAACATTTGAGGGCATTGGCAGGTGGAGGCAAGAGCATCGCCATCTACCAAGGTATAGTGAAATCCGTTGACGGAAACCTCTGTGAGGTGACCGTGGGAGGCATCACCATCCCAGGGGTAAGGCTCAAAGCCTCCGAGATAAAAGACGATGGCTTGATGCTGGTCACACCCAAGGTGGGCAGTGCCGTGACCATCGGCAGCTTGTCGGGAGACCTTAGGGAACTTGTCGTTCTACAGGTTGACCACATTGAGACGATCGTCATCAACGGTGGCAAGCTTGGAGGTCTCATCAACATAGGGCAGCTGACCCAAAAGATCAATGAGCTTGTGGAAGCCTTCAACAACCATACACACCAAGTGACCGTGAGCCACCCTGGTGGAACGTTCACAACGGTCAAACCAACGGATTCCGCAAAGTCGTTCAACAAGGGCGACTATGAGGATGAGAAAATAAAGCATTGACATGGAAGGAATACAACTTGAATACAACAAGGATTCTCCAATCCTGGAGCCAATGGTGTCGCATGGCTCTCTTCTGGTGGGTGACGTGCTCAGACAGAACCAAGCCCTGCTACTTACCCTTCACAATGGTGAGCTGAAAGAAAATCCATCCGTTGGCGTAGGCATCAGCGACATGTTGCTTGACAACGATCCAATCTATTGGAGAACGAAAGTCAAGGAACAGCTGGAAATGGATGGGCAAAGCGTCGAAAAGGTGACAATCACCCAAACTGGCATTCAAATAAAAGCAAAATATTAAAAACGAACAAAAATGGTTTTAGAACATTTCTTGAATAAATTGACGGTGGTATTGTCCACTGTGTGGGGATGGCTCCTTGCCATATTCCTGGTCATAGCCAATTTCTTGGCAGGTTACGAGACGATGGTGGGCTTCACGGTGGCAGCGGTGCTGATGGACGCAGCCTGGGGAATCGCATCCAGCTTGAAGCAAAAGCGATTCACAAAGAGCGAGCTTGCCAGGGATTCATTCAGCAAGTTGGCGGTGTATGGTTCCGTAATTGTGCTTTTCATCCTCATTGACAAGCTCATCGGGGCGAGCAACGGACTCACCACAAGTGCCATCTGCATTTGCATCATCCTCGTGGAGCTATGGAGCACATCCGCAAGTATGCTGATCTGTTTCCCGAACATGCCGTTCCTCAAACTCTTGAAGAAGGCTCTTGTGGGAGAAATCGCAAGTAAACTGAACGTAAAAACAGAGGATGTGGAAAACGCCCTCCAAGCATTGAATAGAAAATGAGAAGAATAGAATTTATCGCAATCCATTGCACGGCTGGCAGCCAAAGCACAACCATCAAGCAACTCGAACTGGAGTTTAAGCGCAAGGGGTGGAAATACCCTGGCTATCATTACGTGATTCTTCCAGATGGTAAGATTCATCAGATGTTGGCCGTGGAGAAGGTAAGCAATGGCGTGAAAGGATGGAACTCAAAGATTATCAACATCGCCTATATCGGTGGCATCGACGCAAACGGAAAGCCAACGGACAACCGCACAGAGGCACAGAAGAAATCATTGGTGAGCCTCTTGAAGCTATTGCGCAAGACATATCCAAATGCGGTTATCCAGGGACATCGTGACTTTAGCCCTGACTTGAACCATGATGGCAAGATAACACCCAATGAGTGGATCAAGGCTTGCCCTTGCTTCAATGCCAAGGATGAGTACAAAGACATCTAAAAACAAGACAAAATGAAACATTACATTTATTTACTCCTGGCAGTGATCATGTTTGCCGCCTGTGGTTCGAGCAAGAAAGTGGAGTCTTCGCAGAAGCTTGTCTTGAAGGATTCCGTGAGCATTCGGGATTCCATTGTTTTCAAGGACTCCACCATCATCCGATATGAGTTGAACGTGATTGATTCCGTGAACATCAAGGATTCAACCGTGCTGACACTTGACAAGGACGGAAACGTCCTGAGCAAGGAAAAGTACCGAAGCACGGAACGTAACCGAAAGGCAAGCAAAAACGAGTCAACGGCCCAGACGCAGCATGAGACCAACAAGCAAAAGGCAAACGAGCGACATGACCAAAGGCAAGACGAACAAAAAGAGATTGTCAAATCTCAGTCTGGCTATATGGACAAAATCTTGAACTATGCCTTTTGGCTTCTTATTCTCACTTGCATTTGTGGCTCTGTATATAACGCTGTGAAGAAAGGCAAAAAAGATTAAGTTATGAAGGCAAAGGTCAAGGACGGACAGACGATGGCAGACATCGCCATCCAGGAGTTTGGCTCATGGGAAGCCATGATAGCCATCGCCCAAAAGAATGGAATCGGCATCACGGACATCCCGGAGCCAGGAACAGAGGTGAAACTTCCAGACGGCACATGGAACAGAGTCATGCAGAACTATTGCAAGAACAATGACGTAAGCCCTGCAACCGCAAGGGACAACGGCAATGTCCGCCTGAGAATCTTTGGCGAGGAATTTACACAAGAATTTGAGTAACATGGCAAGGACTGTAGCAGAAATCAAAAAGACAATGACGGATGCTTTCATGGCTGATGCCACCATCCGTGAGAAATATGGGCTAAAAGAGGGTGACACATGGAATCGTTGTTTTTCATCCGTAAGCTTGGAGAACATCATATTCTTCATCGTGGCAGCCTGTAGCCATGTGCTTGAAGCCATCTTTGAGCAATATACGAAGGACGTGGATGAAAAAGTCTCCATGGCCGTGGTCGCCTCTGTGCCATGGTACTACAAGATGGCCAAGGCGTTCCAGTACGGTGACAGCCTTGTGTTGAACGAGGCCACCCAACAGTATATGTATGCCAACATCGACGAAAGCAAGCAAGTGGTGAAGTACGCAGCCGTGAGAGACAGGGGCACGAGCGTACAAATACTTGTGAGCGGTGACAAGGACGGCAAGCCTGTGGCACTTTCAAACGACGTTTTAACGGTGTTCAAACAGTACATGAACAGGGTGAAGGTCGCAGGAGTGGTTCTTTCCATCCGTTCCAAGGAGGCTGACAGAATTGTCATCAGGGCAAAGATTTACGTTGACCCATTGGTCATCAATTCGGATGGCACTATGATTTCCGATGGAAGCAAGCCTGTGGAGAATGCCATAAACACATATTTGAGTGGCATCGTATATGGTGGAACTTTCAACAAGACCAAGCTGACAAATGCCATTCTGAATGTGGATGGAGTGAACGATGTGGAACTTGGAGAATGCTCCTACATGGAGGATGGTGGAACGAGCTACACAGAGATTAAAGGAAATAACTATACGGCCTTGGGTGGTAGTTTCATCGCAGAAGGCCTCACAAACTCATTGAATTATGTGGTACAGAATTGACTTGACGAAGTTGGTGGTACAATTACTTCCACCCATTTTGAGAAGTAAGTTTCTCATAGCCCTGTTGAAGGCTCTCATCTTACCTTTGGTATTCATCTACGACAAACTGATGGAGCATCGTGACAATGTTTTAGAAAAACTTGACATCACGACCAATGTCATATACTTGGAGAAAATCTTGAATGATGCGTTCTTCCTGTCAGATTGCCAAATTTACATCGAGACGCAAGAGGAAGACTTGACAAGCTATTGGCATTTCAAACATGAGGATGCACCATGCAAGTATTTGCACAAGGATTCAAAGATCGGTGTCATTTTGAAATACAAGGAAGAAAGCAGTTACAAAGACAGTTTCATCGTATGGGTACCAACGTTTCTTTGTACTTCACTTGGCTCCAATGAAGACAAATACAAGGGCAAGAACCTTACAAGGATAAAGGAACTGTTATCGTTTTACAAACCAGCTGGACGCACGTACAGCATAAAATTATACGATTATGAATAAGCTAATTTTTAGTGAGGGCGGTCAGCCTGTTTGCTTGGATGACTTGAAGACACTCCAAGACATGATAGTCGAAACCATCAAGCCTTTGTTGTTGGCCTTGGTTAAGACAAATGTTTTCATCCTGGATGACTATGACTTTAGAAATTCTGAAATTGACACGGAAAAGATGCAGACGAAATTCATCTTGTCAGCAGGCACGCTTGTTGTTGATGGTGACTTTCTCTCATGGCCAGACACCCCTTTGGCCATTGATGATTGGAATCAACCTATATATATATGTGTCAAAAACAAGGAAGAGGATGTCAGAACTTTTGAGGATGGACAAAGTAGAAATTGCACTCAATCCAAGGAGGTTTATGTGAGTACGGATTCAACAGGAGCTGACCAAGCTTATAATTTGTATAATTTGCATCCCTTGCTGGATTTGCTTTCCTCAGCCCTTGGTCTTGGATCTATCAAGGAAAATGCGAATGTCACATTCTTCAATGGATATTCGGGGAAGGTTAAAGTCAACGAGGCAGACAATGAACGGCAACTTACAATCAATATAAAGACATCGGCTAAGAGTTGGGACACATCTGATGGAGCTATATCAAAAGGAATGCTCTTTATGTTTAATGATAGTAATTTAGGAGAATATCTCCAAGGCAAGGTTAGTCCTACATTTGATTATCTTGGCAAGAAATACCAACTTGCTGTTAGTGCAAAGCCTGTTGCTCCAGTAGTCCTTCTACAGCCAGAAGGAGGTTTCCCTGAAGACTTCTATGATGATAGTTATGAATTTCCTATTATTCCTGTATCTGTTACATTCAAATATAGTGAGTTTAAATCAAACAAATAAATAGGGTGTCCAGTTCCATGTTCTCGTTTTTGATTATGTTTTAGTAACTTAGCACA